TTCTAATGAATTATAACAAGGAAGATAGTATATATATTGGTCATAGGTGTGAAAATTATTCCTTTCCAGTATACATGTCTGGTGGAGCAGGATTTTTATTAACAAAATCATTATATTTATCTTTACTTGAGTATATTCGAAATACGCCTGAAAATGAATTAATTACCTCAATTTATGGTGATTACTTAATTGGATTATGGTTAACAAATATTAATAAAGAAATAATAAATGTTGAAGTATTCAATCCTCAAACTCATAAAAATGATGCAGAATTAAAACATTGTATCAGTTTTCATTATTTAAAAACAAAAGAACAGTATTATTTTTACAATAATTTCATTGAACAAACTGAGTAACGATATAATAAAATTTATTTTATATAATAAAATAATATAAAATAATATTATAATATACTATATATGAAGGTGATTTACACAATGAACTTTATGATATTTTTCTTAAAATTATCACTAATTTTTAACTTGGTTACTGGAACAAATTTTAATCCCACAAATTCTTTTGAAGAATTCATATCCCATTATGGAGTAAAAATTGAAGACACAAATTATGAATTTAGAAAAGGGTTATATATACAGGAGCAAAAAAGAATTATAGGACATAATACTGCTAATAAAGGTTGGAATGAAACAGTTACTCCAATGACAATCCTCACTGCTAGTGAAAGAAAACAATTTTATGGATATTCTAAAGGGGTGAATAAACATGTTAAACAAATGAAAAATATGAAATCTGAGACAATTGATTTAAATTTATTGCCTAAGAGTGTTGATTGGAGAACTAAAGGTGTTGTTACAGCTGTAAAATCACAAGGTGGTTGTGGTAGTTGTTGGGCTTTTGCTTCCACAGCAGTAATTGAATCACATGTCGCTATAAACACAAAGAAATTATATGATTTATCTCCACAACAAATAGCTACTTGTACTCCTAATCCATTAGAATGTGGAGGTAAAGGAAATTGTCAAGGAGCGACAGCAGAATTAGCGTTCGATTATGTTGCAAATTCTGTAGGATTATATGATGAATTCCAGCTGCCATATACTGAATATTATGGGGTTGAAGCAAAATGTGTTTTACCATCGGATACACCCAGAGCTACAATTTCAGGATACACCAAATTGCAAGAAAATAATTACGAACAATTAATGTATGCTGTAGCTACTGTTGGTCCAATTGCTGTTTCAGTGGATGCGAGCGATTGGCATTCTTATTCTTCAGGAATTTTTAACGGATGCAATCAATCTAATCCTGATATTAATCATGCTGTTGTTCTTGTAGGATACGGAACAGATAAATTGTTAGGTCAAGATTATTGGTTAGTAAGAAATTCTTGGTCTGCCTCGTGGGGTGAATCTGGTTATATCAGATTATTGCGACAAACAAAAAGTATCTATGATGATGATAACGATGAAACATGTGGAATGGATACAACTCCTCAAGATGGAACGGCTTGTGCTGGAGATAACCAACCTGTTAAAGTATGTGGAACTTGTGGAATTTTATATGATTCATCCTATCCTACTGGCGCCAATACAGTATAATTTTTATAAAATAACACTATAATAGTAATGATTTATTATAGTATTATAATTTATCTCTTTTACTACTTTATTACCAATTAGTAGTTTTTTTCACATTAATTCTGGGACCAGCACCTCGTTTTTTGTTCTTAGCAGGGTCATATTGCTCCTCTTGATCTTCATCAGGCAACCCTTTTGATAATTCCCAGAATTCTTTTGAACCCAGACGAAAATCGTTATGATTGTCTGCTTTATAATAAAATACTTGATCATTTAACTTATTAGATTTAGAATTATTATTAATAACGAGACATTCATAATTTTCTGTACATTGGTCCATTACCTGACAAAAGGCTTCAAATGTTGGAAACATACCAGCATAATTCTCATATATTCGTTTTCTATTTGCAATGTAATTCTCTCGAAGAATAAAAACATAATCTATATTAGTTCTTAGTGTAGGTGGAATACCTAATGGATATTGCATTGTGATAACTAACATTACTTTCCAGTGTCTCAATAATACCGCTTTCATTTAGACATTTGCTTCTAAAATCATTAAACCTATACTTTTTAAATGGGTATAGCATTCTCTCGAATGGGGTTAGACTATATCTTAAGATATCATTGAAGTTGGTTAAACTTCTCAATCCCACGGGCGTTTAGTCGTTGAACAATCATCATATCCTTACCATAACGGACTTAGATGACTTGCTGCGGGTTGTCTCTATTTTATACATTTTTACTGTACCTTATGTGATTAGCATAAGCCACTATTACATTTCTATAATAGTTTAGTAGTATAAACCTTCAAAGAACACTAAGTTCTAAATCAAGACTTTTCCGCAATTTGGACGTGTTGCATATTGCTTCAACAATATACTAGCCATTCTTTTGAAATGACTTCGGCAAACATTTTACCATTCATGAAAAGTAATCGCATTAATTTATCACGAGACCATGTATTGTCATACAAACAATCATCTAATATAACAAATGCTCTTGGGTCAATTGTGGACCGTTTATATGTTTCCATTTCCTTTTTAACTTGCTTTAACACTGTTCTCTGACGCTTTAAGATGTTCTCAATAATTGCTGAATTATATTCATTATGAATGAACAACCGCGGCACCATTTTACCGTAAAAACCATTACCTTCTTCTGTTCCTGATATAACTGTGCCAATTGGAATGTCCTGTTGATACCATAATAGATCTCTGACTAAAAATGATTTACCAGTATCGCGCTTACCGATTAAAACAACGACAGGACCTTTATTTTCATTTGGTTTAAATTGGATACTTTTCATATCAAATTTCCTTAGTTCCAAAGTCATTATAATATTATTTTATTAAATAATATTATTTTATTTTAAACGCTAAAATATAAAAATATTGTATATATTTGATTTATTATTTTTTATTAAATCATGACAAATTTAAATTGTTCATTATAAAAATCTTTATTATTTAAATATGTTGCATTAAAATTTGTATTTTTTTCACATAAAGAAAATATATTCTCAACAATCTCTTCAGATTTATCCCTCTTAAAATAAAATGAACTTACATAATAACAAAAATATATACTGAAATAAAGATCACCTGGAAAATGTATGTTATTATTATTAATATAATCTACTACTGTTTCACAATACTGAAAACATTTTGGATTATTACCACTGTCTAATAAATTTTTTATAATTTTATATAAATAGTTTAATTCTTTATCTATAATACAATTTTCATTTAAATAAAATTCTGTATTTAGTTTTGACATAAGATATTTTTCCATTAATAAATTCAAGTAATCGTTCTCTAAATGACATTTTCCCAATTTAAGTGAATTTAATATAAACTCACAACATTCTATACATTTTTCAAAATTATTAAATTGAAAACTATTAGTTATAAAATTTCTTATTGGATTTTCTGGACATTCATATACATATTTATAATCAGTAATCATTTGTCGATAATCGCCGTAATAATGCTCAAATAAATCGGGATTTTGAAAATAAACTGGACTATATAATTGTTCATCAGCATGACCATATCCTAATGACAAATAATGTAAAAATTTATCTAATATTAAACCACAAACTTTATACATATATTCTTTATTTCCTGTAAAAAAACCGCTGCACATACTACATCTACCCCATTTGAAATACTCCTTGGTATCTTTTATAAGTTCATATGGTATATAATCAATATAACATGTTGAAAATTTATCTCTTTTAACTGCTAATGCTTCATCAAGATATTTTAAATTACTATATCCCATTCTCTCTATACAAAAATTTATCCAAGAAAAATGCGTACTATTAAATGGATTGGTTTCAATAGTTTCTCGTAACATTATATATCTTTCCATACAAAACAAATAATAACTAGCTGTATTTCTATTATCAAAATAGTATGGATTTTTTTTTCTATTATCATTTATAATAGTTCTATAAGTGGTGAATGATTTATTATCTAACATAATATCGTCAAATTCAATAATCTTGTATACAGTTTTTTCTCTCAAATATTTTGGTCGTAAATTAAAAATTTGATCATAACTCTCACTATCACAATAAATTACTAAGTTATATGGTAAATTTAAACTAGATAATGAGTGTGAAAGATAATATGATTTATCTTTTTTACATATTTCTTCTGAAGCATCAGGACATTTAGTTAAATTAAAATATGCAGTTACTAATGTCCAATCTGAGTTATCATTTTTATAAAATTTATAATTAGGATTAAATGTAAATACACCCGTTCCTGACCAATGACCTAAATGTGATATATCATATCTATATTGATATTCAATTTTATACCAAAAATTATTACGCATTTCTTTAAAATACCAAATGTCATCACAAACAACAAAACCATCATAATTATTTTCTTTCAGAAATAAGTAAAAATCATATTCCATAAATCCATTGTGAGGATCAACATCTAAAAATATAAATGCACTTGACAATATAATTTCTTTCCATTTCTCTCTAGTTTCAAAATTACTCATAATATCGTCAATAATAAATTTAATATTGTTGACTTGTTTTTTTTCTTCCGAAACCTTGTCTATAATATCAAATGTATATATAATATTATTTTTATTATACGACAAAGCAACAGCTGATTCACCAACATGTGTTCCTATTTCAATTATATGTTTGTTATCAAATAGCGAAGATAAATATGCTAACAACATATAATGCTGATCACCAGGATTTTTATAAAAATCATCACATAGATTAATGAGACTACATTGTTTTCTTAAATCAATTTTATTAAATAGTTCTACATCTAATAATTTAGTAAAATCCATTTTATATATTTTGTATAATCATCTATTTATATTTTAATCAAATTAATTATATGTATAAATTCGAATGAATATTTTAGAAATAATAAACTATTTAACAAAATAATAAGTTAAAAACAGATTAAATTTATATTTTAATTCACTAAAGATGTTAACGATTAATTATCAGAAAAGGAAAAATACTGAATTATTTAAGCGTTTTGAAGAACATACTATTCTTTTTCTCTCAAAAACTCAGAACTATATACCTATTTATACACGGTTTTTCAATTTAAATGATACAAATTATAATAGTATTAATCTGAATAATAAATGGTTTATTTCAAATATAGAACCTGAAGGTAAAATAGAAAATAATGACAATCTTTTTATCTGCAGGATCAAAAATATTGACACTAATAAGGTGAAAGATAGAGAAGTATTTTTTAAGATGGCTCCCTTATTAGATCCATACAAATATATGATCGGAAAATATGACATGACAAACCCTAAACTATTTAATTTACCAAAATTAACTTCGAATGTAGAAGATTGCAATCCAAAATTTATTGATGTAAATAATTCTGCTTATGTGGATGGATTATTTTTATTCTTATCTAGTCAATTGAGACATACTTTCAAATTTATACATGGAGTAGACTATTATGGATCTTTTTTGGCAATTAAAAATGATTTTAAAATAAATGTTTTTGATGATATTGATTATCTTAATAATTCGGAATTTTTTAATAAAAACAAAAATATTATATTTAAAATAGATGAATATGAACATTTATTTCAACACGAGCAAACAAAATTGAAACCATTAAAAATTGGAAATAATGTAAGTTTAAAATCTGTCACATCTTTTAATAATGAAATTTTTGAAAATGTATTTGAAGAGACAAAAGCAGTTGACTTAAATGATTTAAAAGATATGTCACTTGATTTGGTTGATATTACAAATTCAAATATGCCAATTGAACATCAAGTAACATTAAAAACTAATTCAACCTGCTCATCAAGATCATCGCATACAAATGATGACGATTTAGATAACTGTGAAAATTGTCATGAAGATGGTGAAGTATTTGATTCAGGATCTGAAGACAAAAACAGTTATGGTAGCGACGAAAAATCTAAAAATATAGAAGATAATTCAGATGAAGATGATGATTGGAATGAAGATGAAGAGCAAATTAATGTTATAATCCCTAATTTTCCGGTTCAAGTTATTGCAATGGAATATTGTGAAAACACTTTTGATGATTTAATATTACA